AAATCAAATGTTTCTTGTTCTACTGTAAAATTTTGAATTTGCGAAGGGTCACTGACTGGGAAACCTAAATCTGAATAATTATCAGTTATATAAATATTAGTGTCACCCGCAAAAGCATTAGCACTCGCAGCGTTAGCACTACCAACACCCGCAATTGTAACTGCCTTGATTAAAAAAGTCCCTCCTGTGTTGAGCGTATATGTGTACGAGTTAGAAAGTGTCCTAAAAACTGTTAACGCATCAAACCAAGTTGTACCTTGTCTAATTTCATAATATGCAATCAATCCATATTCTTGCAAGGGTACTTCTTCCCAACTAAATACCAAAGTGCTGCCTGATCTATGTATGTTAAACCTTTGTACGTCACTTGGTATAACGTCTCCAGTGCTTACCCGTGTCTTAACTTCTGAGAATTTAGAAGTTCTATTTAACAAATCTACTGCACGTACACGCACGTCATAGACACCATTACCATCTATTATTTTAAATTGATTGTCATTGGTGCGTTTAACTTGAGTAAATTCATTACTGTCAATTCTATATTGGTACTCATAATGTGTGGCACCAGTTACTCTATTCCACCCAAAATCAACATCATTTAATACATTCTTGCCGTCTTTGTATAAGTTTTGGCTTATTTTTTGCACATTTTGAGGCGCTCTTAAAGGTGGTAATGGTTGTTCAGGAAGCACATCTACTGGATTGTTAGAGTAAATATTGTCAAATTTACTGCTTACGTATTTATTCGCGGTTATGTCATATGTATTTTTATCATTCTCACGAATATCTAAGATTCTGTACAGTGTGCCTTGTTTATCTGTCTCAGTTTCGTGTTTTATAGAATATACTGTATACGCACTGGCAATAAATCCTTTATTGTCGTCTACTGTTATCGTGCTGATAGTGCCCACACTAGCATTAGAAATAGTTAACTCTTCAACTGCTCCATTTTGGTCAATAATTTTTATAAAATAATTATTTCCTGCTAATAAGGTAACCGTTCTATCTAGAACTATAGTTACACCACTCATAGACTTAATGCGTCCTGCTGATACAGTGTTTTCTATAAAGTTATCATGTATCTCTATAATGTCGCCAATAATAACCTTAGCGTGATCTAAACCCGCTGTGTAGTTAACACTTTCAGCGTTGTCAATATCACTTAACAGCATATACTTACCCATTCTGTGGGCTTGTGACCTACTAGTACATCCAAACGCATTAACTTCTTTTTTTACTTCACGCCCTGCTTGGTTTAACAAAGCATTGTTATAAACCGTTTCTGTTGTTAATTTATAATCATTAATCGGGTCGTTATAGCTAACTACAACCGTGTTCGTTTGTTTATCCAGTTCTGTAGTAGAGTAATTAAACACCCCATTCACAACATTAGCGTTAGTGACAATGGCGGTAGCGTCTTCTGGCTTGTCTTGAGCTAATTTAATAACACCACCAAAATAAAACAACGCAGCTAAAAAATTCCCCTGTATCTTCTTGATTAAACTTAATGCTTGTTCACGTTGGGTTATAATACAATTGAAAGTAAATCTAGGTTCCATAGAACCGTCTAAGCCAATGACCATATCGTCACAATATTGTGCTAAGTCATACATTTCAAATTTATCTAATTGATCTGCATCTATGTAATCCCCAGCACCATACCTCGTATTAGTTAATAAATCGTACAGACACCAAACTGGGTTATTTGTGTATGCTGTTTTAAAAACTCCGTTCCATACGCCTGTGTAAGTTCTAGCAACTGGATCATAGTTCTCTGGTATCTTTATTGTATTAATGCCTTTTAAATGATACGCTCTATCTGGTAATTGAGACCCGAATTGTTTAGCTTCAAACATCAACGCACAACCCGCACGGTTAGCATAATTTATAGTGTAATCAATAATCCAAGTGTAAGAAGCGACAAAAGTTTTATTCTGTAACTTAGGATCAGTAGAATCGGGGGTTATACGGCTAACAACCACAGTTTTGTCGCCTGTGAAATCTCTTAAATTCACTACAAAGCCTTTTTCAATTGGACTTGTTGCGACCCCTGATATAGTTTTCTTAGCCACCAATTTACCGTTGACAGTGATTTGAAAACTTACAGAAGTTCCATTAATATTGCCATTGTCATCTGTTTGGCTTAATATCGGCACCTTGATGATTATATTCGTAGATGTAATACTGTCATCAGTTACGGTAAATGTATATGCTTGCGTTGTTTTGACTTCTGAGTTTACCGAAAACGTAGAGCCAGATTTTTGAAACATGGGTGGGAATTTTTGATCTTCAGTACCATACAAAGGATAAACTTGCACCCCATTAAAATTCAAGTTGCCATTTTCATCAGCTAATGGGGTTCCATTTAATAAGATAGAATTTAATCCGTTTACGGTGCCTTCAATCTGTCCTTCACTTACAATATCCACAAATTTAGCATATGTATCTGTATGTAAAACATCACCATTAATCTGACCACCAGAACCACCGCCACCACCTTTTCCAAGTAGCCCAAAGTTTGTGAACAATCTATCATTTAATGGTGCTTGTTCTTCTTGGTAATCTGATATCTTAACTTTATAAGCAACATCACCTTGAGTCTGGGCGCTTAATTGTTTATTTTGAGGTATCTTATCATGTACTTGATTCTTAGCCATCTATAACCCTTAAATCTTTTGACCGTCAACGGCTATGAAACCTGAAGCAACTAATGAACCAACAATCATTTCACCATATAAAATTGGCACTGCAACACCCTCTTTACTTACGTTTCTCGCACCATCAAATATGTTGCTTGTTGCTGCGTCTTGGCTTTGATCATATTGCGGCGGTTGCATGAAACTATTAATGACTGCTCCCGCAATAGTAGAAACCCCTGCAACAATTAAAGGTGTTCCTATAGCACTTAACGAACCATAAGATAATATATCGATTAGTGCGCCCGCTGCAATTTCTAGCCCACCAATTATGCCTTTTACTGCACTTCCTTTTTCACCGTGAGCCACTGGAAAAATATCCAGTTCTTTAAATGGGTACGTTGCTGTGCATACGTCTTCAACTTCTAAAGTTTTTTCATCAGCTATGATTTTAAAATCATATTGTCTTAAAACTTTTTTAAATTCTTTAAAGTTAGCATTTAATGCTTTTATAGCTTCTTTTACAGAAGAAACCTTAAATTCACATTCTTCAGCGAATTTCTCAGCTAACACACCGTGAAGTCTAACTTTAGATAACATTAAAACACAACCTTATTTAATTTGTTTTCATTGTTACTTGCGTACCTAAAGCCCCTTTCAATGCGATTGCTGTATTTACCAAAACTTTCAACACATGAAAGCTTACCTTCTAGGTGGTGTAGTATCTTGTTATTACCTATGTAAATTGTGCCGTGATTAATACACTTACTGCGTCCTAATCTCATCGCTAATATGTCACCTACTTGCAACGGCTTAGTTATGTCAAACTCTTCAAATCCTAAACGCTTGTACTCATTTAGATATAAACTTTCAGCGTGTTCTGCTTTCTCCCACCACCCATAATCGCTATAAACGAAATCTAAGGATTTACCTAAGTCATGATAGTAAAAATCACGGATTAAAGTAAAACAATCAAACACATTATAATAATATGGTCTGCCTATATAATTCCTATAAGTGGTATTATTGCCATAGAAAACTAAATCAGAACATATATTCGAGTCATTAGAACTCAAGAAAACTATGCTTCCTAAGCAACCCCAAGCTTCACATGTTTTTATATCAGCTAATGTAACTGCTGGGGTGCCATTCTCTACGTGGCTGTGGAATATAGAAACTAATTCCCTAGAATGTTTTAACATAATCTGATCTGATATAGAAAAATTATGTTCTTTATCCTCCGCCATGTTGTCACAAGGTACGAATTCATAGCCTCTTGCGTTGTGTACTATCAACCCACAAGCTTCTTCTGGTACTTTTGACTTACAATAAATTTGTATTTCTTGTTGTAACTCTTTTATATCCATTTTAGCTGCGGTCTCTTGTACGTTAAATGTTCTAAGTCAATAAGGTAATCTAATACTTTAATTTTGCCAAATTCTTTAGAATTTGTATACTTAATTTTTAAACAGTCGTGTATATCCTCACCGTATAAAAGATGCTGCCTTGCTAAAAGTATATAATCGGCTAGAACTTGCTGTTGCATTTCGTTTAATTCAAATTTATGATCATAAACATGTGTGTCAATAGGCATAAATAGATGTTTGAATTTATCATCAAATATATACATATTTCTATGTTTCATTTGCTTGTCTAAATAGCTAGAAACCTTATATTGATCAGTTCTTAATTTCCTACGTATGTCTTGTAAAACTCGATTATGGGGTTTATTTAATTCTTTGGATATTTGTTTACTAGTAATCATTGGTTGTTTAAATCTCGGTGGTATAAATTATTTTCTATACATAAAGAAAGCATAGCATCGTATGCCTCTTTTGCTGTTTTGAATCCGCGCTTTTGGTAATTCTTGCGATTTCGATTAACATGATATTTATAGCAATCCCTATCTTTACAGTAAGTTACATTTGGGTACTCTTTCCCTATACTGATAGAACTATTAAGGGTTTGATCAGCTTTAGTTGCCCAACGCAAGTTATTAGGTTCATAGTCGCCGTTGTTGTTTATCCTATCTAAGGTTAAATTTAACTCTTTCCTGCGGTTATAGTCTTTCAAACCAATTACATAATCTTTAAACTTAACAAAATCCTTTATCCAAGGCTCATAAATTTTAATGCCTCTAGCACCATATGTTTTATATTTCTGGAAGTTTGGATTTAAACACCTCGATTTCATGTTACCCCAAGTCGAGTACAACTCATGATTTTTTTTATATCCTTTCATACAACCACAATGATTGGGTGTTTTATTGTCTGAACGTTTTACAAAAACTCTACTGCAAAAACATTCATACTCATTATAGCCCCTCATAACACCCTTACTATCCCTTTGTTTAAATTCTCTCAGTATTTTCAATTTTTAAGCTCCTACGTTAAACACTATCTTAAATGTATTATATCGTAGTTTAAATCACGGTACAAGGAGTAATTAAAATCTAGGGATTAAAGGGAACGCTTCTATCGGAATATCAGCTTGCTTATTAACTGCCTGAAACCTAATAACACAGTCGTTCAAACGCTTACCGCAAGCATCATTTTGCTTACTTGTAGGATTTCCTAATTCGTCAAAATTAAAATTTTCATCCGTGTAAGGACAGGTGCCATAAATAAAACTTTGCGTATCTTGATCCCATCTTCTATACCTTAACGAACATTTACGCGTGAATTGCCCTTTTGGTAACAATACATTTTCTAAATCTAAAGGATTCTTTAACTCAAACTTTATAAAGGTGTTGTTATGGTTAACTTTACGGTTCAGTATCCATTTGTCTTTAGATATAAAAGCACCTATACCGCCTTTATCCTTACCGTCTAAATACTTATAAAACACTTTATACCTTGTTATCTCTGCTCCAATAAAATTACCATAGGCTTGTAGTAATATGTTGTAACCTGAGTTAATGTTTCCTATCGTTATTGTAGGGCGTGGTATGGCACCAGAAGAATTTATTTCAAATCCGTCTGATTGCACCGGTATCGCTGTATAGACGTTACCATCGTATTCTAAAGGACTCATATCAGTGTCTAATTGATTCGTTAAATACAAGGTTGTAGCAGGATTAGGGTCAACGGCTACCTTAGTTAAATCTAAGTTATATAGTTGAATTATTGAGTCTGTTTGTAACGTAGCTAAATCAATATCAGCCATTTTTAATATCCGTACGCGGTTTTAAGTTTTAACGATATATCTACCCAATTAACATTTTCTCGTGTAGCAGTAAAACTATCTTTTATGAACCTAACAGTTTCTACATTACTTGTTGTTGGGTCTGTCCAATTAAACGCTGTTGTAGGTGTTTGTGTGTCCAAAAACGTCTCTAGTGTACTGTAATCTGTTAAATCTAAAATAGACCAAGTTAAATCAAACTCAGTTTCTTTAGTGTTAACTCCATCGGGAGAAAACTGCTCATATCCGTCGCCAAAGGTAGCAGTGAGAGTTCTCCACATTGGGTTCTTCTTTATGTTACTCGGATTTGGTATTTCTGGGAAACTGTCCATTCAATGTCACCTTTCTAACTTTTACGATATGATACATTTATACAACATTGAAGTAAAACACATTCTTAACCGCGGTAATCTTGAAAATGGGCATCTATATACCTAATAACATAACGATTGCAGACGTTCTGGGGACGCTCATGAGGTTTTCTTTTAAAAAACATGCAAATATGTAAGAAAATCAAAATCTACTCACTGTCGTCTTCATTTAGTCTACTAGACACATTTCCATTAATCCCGAGTGTGTTGTTTTGGTTCAAATGACACCTAAAAACCCAAATTTATGTGTAGAGACTAAGAAATAAACTACTATATAGCGTTTTTTAGTCTTTCTTAGATACGTATAAGTTTTATATTTTGTTTTATACGGGAAGAAACCCTTATTCTACTAGGGATACAGAAGATAAAATATAAAAAATATAAAATATAAATAGTTTTGAGTTGCTATAGGAAAACTTATATAGTGTGTTTTTTTTCAAATCAATTATATATATTTTTTATTTTTTTATATTTTTTATTAAATTAAGTATTAAAAGTATAGTAAATAAAGAGTTTCATAGAATATAAATCGCATATAAAACACAAATACAAAAA